GAATATTTTTTATTTTCTGGGAAGCTTGTAAAGCAGATGAAAGATGCTACGGTATGTGCTACCTCAAAAATAGACGATCTGGGTTTTCTTTTATGTCAAGTTCAGAAACCGTTAACCTTGCAACAATTACGTCTGATGGAAGATTTGGTATCTTGTCAAAATCTGGATCCGACGCTAAAAAAATGTTTACTGATAAGGTTGTTCCAATATCAGTTAATTACCCGTTCTTTTTCAAACCAATACAGGACGGTATGGATCGACCGAAGTCAGAGCTTGCTTATCGAGTACCGGCTTCTAAGCTTACAAGAAAGAGTATACAAAATAAGGAAAAAGAAATCCTTGAGGGGCTCGATACCACTATAGACTGGAAAAATACAGGTGACAACTCTTATGATGGTGAAAAGCTTGCACTGTTAGTCCATGATGAAAGTGGTAAATGGGAAAAGCCTGACAATATATTAAATAACTGGCGTGTTACAAAAACATGTCTAAGACTAGGAAGTCGAATCATTGGTAAATGTATGATGGGTAGCACATCCAATGCGCTGGACAAAGGTGGTGAAAACTTTAAAAAGTTGTATTATGACTCAGACGTCACAAAACGAAACCGCAATGGACAGACTCGCAGTGGACTATATAGTTTGTTCATACCTATGGAATGGAATTACGAAGGATTCATCGACGCTTTTGGAATACCTGTATTCGATACACCATCAGAACCACTTGAGGGACCGATGGGAGAGAGTATTGAGGTTGGAGTAATAGAGCATTGGGAAAACGAAGCAGATGGTCTTAAAGGAGATCAGGATGCTTTAAATGAATTTTATAGACAGTTTCCGCGTACAGAAGAACATGCGTTTCGAGATGAAACTAAAAACAGTATATTTAATTTAGTTAAAATATACGAACAAATAGATTATAACGAAGATTTAAGAAGTTCAGGAGCAATCACAAAAGGCAACTTTCAGTGGGAGAATGGAGTAAAAGATACTAGGGTAATATTTGTACCTAGTAATGACGGAAGGTTTAATGTTTCTTGGATTCCTGATTATAATTTACAAAATCGCGTAATAGTAAAAAATGGGATTAAGCAGCCCGGGAATGACCATATTGGAGCATTCGGTTGTGACTCATACGATATATCAGGAACAGTTGGTGGTAATGGCTCAAAAGGTTCATTGCACGGTCTTACGAAGTTTAGCATGGAAAATGCACCGGCTAATACTTTCTTTTTAGAATACTTAGCAAGACCTCAAACCGCTGAAATGTTTTTTGAAGATGTATTAATGGCCTTGGTATTTTACGGAATGCCAATGCTCGCAGAAAATAACAAACCTCGTTTACTTTATTATTTAAAGCGTAGAGGTTACAGAGGGTTTTCAATGAACAGACCTGATAAAACGTGGAACAAGCTTTCTGTATCAGAAAAAGAAATAGGCGGAATACCTAACTCGTCGGAAGATATAAAGCAAGCACACGCAGCTGCTATTGAATCGTATATAGATAAATATGTAGGAACATTAGAAGATGGCAGTTACGGTAATATATATTTCAATAGAACATTAAATGATTGGGCTAGGTTTGATATAAACAATAGAACAAAGTTTGATGCCGCTATCAGTTCAGGATTAGCAATAATGGCGTGTAACAGAAATTTATATACACCAAAACAAGAAAGAAGCACTAGAGTTTTAAACTTTGGATTTAAAAAGTATAATAATAACGGATCAATTTCAAAAATAATATAATAAATGTCGAAAGTATTACCAAAAGGTATATTTCCTAGCCAAGCAGTTAGTGACGGAGAAAAAGCATCTGCAAATTACGGGATGGAAGTCGCTAAAGCTATTGAATCTGAATGGTTCAAAAGAGACAATGGAAGTGTGCGCTATTACGCTAACAGGGACAACTTTCACAGATTAAGATTGTATGCTAGAGGTGAACAAAGCATTCAAAAGTATAAAGATGAGTTATCTATTAATGGTGACTTGTCTTATCTTAATTTAGATTGGAAACCTGTGCCAATTATCCCGAAGTTCGTGGATATTGTTGTAAATGGTATTAACGAGCGAATGTATGATATCAAAGCATACTCGCAAGACCCATCATCATTGCAAGAAAGAACGCAATATGTAGAGTCTATCGTTAGAGATATGCAAAACAAAGATTTGCTTTCAAATGTTCAGCAGAACTTTGGTATCAACATGTTTAACAATAATCCTGAAACATTACCAAGTTCTAATGAAGAGTTGCAATTACACATGCAGCTTGACTATAAGCAATCAATTGAAATAGCCGAAGAAGAAGCTATTAATAATGTATTTGATTATAATAAGTACGAGCTATTAAAGAAAAGGTTGGACTACGATCTAACGGTTATCGGTATGGCTGCTGTAAAAAATTCTTTTAATACAGCTGAAGGTATCAAATTAGAATACGTTGATCCTGCTGATCTAGTTTATTCATATACGGAGTCTCCTTATTTTGATGACTTATATTATGTAGGTGAAATAAGAAGAGTAAGTATACCTGAACTTAAAAAGCAGTTTCCTTCATTAACAGAAGAAGATATAAAAGAAATCGAGGGTACAGGCAGCAATGCTATGCTTTACAATAAAGGTTATGCTTCTGCAGATGCTCAAGATACAAACCATGTATATGTAATGTACTTTGAGTACAAAACATATCAGAACCAAGTATACAAAATAAAGCAAACTGCTACTGGCGCAGAAAAAGCAATTCAGAAAACAGACACTTTCAATCCGCCGGCTGACGCACGCTCAAGATTTGAAAAAGTAAATCGATCAATTGAAGTACTTTATGCTGGAGCAAAAATTATTGGGCACAACAAACTACTTAAGTGGGAACTATGCGAAAATATGACAAGACCTAAGTCTGATACGACTAAAGTCCAAATGTCTTATAATATTGTAGCCCCTAGAATGTATAAAGGTAGAATTGAATCTTTAGTTGGCAGAATGACAAGTTTTGCTGATATGGTTCAATTAACGCATTTAAAACTACAACAAGTATTATCAAGAATGGTACCTGATGGGGTTTATCTTGATGCTGACGGTGTTGCTGAAATTGATTTAGGTAACGGTACCAATTATAACCCACAGGAAGCATTAAATATGTATTTCCAAACAGGTTCTGTTATTGGTAGATCTATGACGCAAGACGGAGAGTTTAACCACGGTAAAATGCCTATTCAAGAATTGCAGTCAGGTTCTGGTAATACTAAGATAACTAGTTTGATTAATTCATATAACTATTATCTAAGCATGATTAGAGATGTTACTGGGTTAAATGAAGCTAGAGATGGTTCAATGCCGGATGCTAATGCTTTAGTAGGATTGCAAAAACTTGCGGCTGCTAATTCAAACACCGCAACAAGACATATACTGCAAGCTGGATTATACTTAACATTAAAAACAGCAGAGGCTATTTCTCTTAGAATTTCTGATGTACTTGAATTTGGAAATACTAAACAAGCATTTATTCAGGGCATCGGTAAATTTAATGTAGGTGTATTAGAAGAGATTCAAAGCTTGCATTTGCATGATTTTGGCGTATTCTTAGAACTAGCACCGGACGAAGAAGAAAAGCAACTGCTTGAAAACAATATTCAAATGGCTCTTCAAAAAGATCAGATATTCTTAGAGGACGCTATTGATATTAGAGAAATAAAGAATATTAAATTAGCTAACCAGCTATTAAAGCTTAGACGACGCAAGAAGTTTGAGCAAGACAGACAGATTCAGCAAGAAAATATTCAAGCACAGACGCAATCTAATGCTGCTGCTGCTCAAGCTGCTGCTCAAGCGGATATGCAAAAGGAGCAAGCTATCGCTCAGTCTAAAGTACAAATTAATAAGGCTCAATTAGAATTTGATATTGCTAAACTTGAAAGAGAGGCGCAAATTAAGAAAGAGCTTATGGAAAAAGAGTTTGAGCTAAACATGATGCTTAAAGAAGCTGATTTAAACGTAATAAATAGTAAAGAGAAGTATAAAGAAGACCGTAAAGATAAACGTACTAAAATTCAAGCTACTCAACAGTCTGAGTTGATTGAACAAAGAAAAGGTATAACGGGTCCTAAAAATTTCGAGTCTTCGGGTAATGACGTGCTCGGAGGTTTTGGTTTAGAACAATTTGAGCCAAAATAAAAGTTTTAATAATTATATAATATTTTATCATGTCAGAAAACACTAACGAACCTGTAGTAGACGAAACTCCAACCGCCGCTGAGCGTGAAGAACAAGTTTTAGAAAATGCAGGTGTACAAACAAATTTTGAAGACGGTGTGTATAAGGTAAACTTATCACAACCGCAAGAAATTAACGAACAAGAAGATGCCATTCAAGAACAAGAAACAGAAGGCAGCGTGCTGGATAGCGTACAACAAAGCGAAGAAGGCGGGCAAGAAGCCGAAGTGGGATTGCAAGAGCTACCAGAAGAAGAGCAAGTCTTAGAAGAAGTCGCTGAAGAGACTGCTCAAGAGGTTACTGAGCAAGATGTAATTGATGAGGTAAAAGAAACTCCAGGCATGGACCTTCCCGAAAACATTCAAAAGGTTGTAGACTTTATGAATGAAACAGGTGGAACTCTTGAAGATTATGTTCGTTTAAATGCAAATTACGACGATGTAGATAACAATACATTGCTTCGTGAATATTATAAGCAGAAAAAACCTCATCTAACCTCAGATGAAATTGACTTTTTAATTGAAGACAATTTTTCTTATGATGAAGATTTAGATGAAGAAAGAGATGTAAGGCGTAAAAAACTTGCATTTAAAGAAGAGATAGCAGAAGCTAAAAGCTACTTGAATTCGCTTAAAGACAAATACTACGATGAAGTCAAGTTGGGTTCACGGTTAAGTCCAGAGCAACAAGAGGCGATTAACTTTTTCAATCGATATAAAGAAGAGCAATCTTCACTAAAACAATCGCAAGAGCGACAAATTCAAAATTTTACTGAAAAAACAAATCAAGTATTCAATCAGGAATTCAAAGGTTTTGATTTTAAAGTTGGGGACAAAAGATACCGTTTTAATGTAAAAGATGTAGAAGGAACAAAAAAAGCTCAAAGTGATATCCTAAAAGCTTTTTCAGGTTATTTATCTGATGATAATAGTTTGAAAGACGGCATGGGTTACCACAAAGCGTTGTTTGCTGCCCGCAATGCTGATACTATTGCTAATCATTTTTACGAACAAGGTAAAGCCGATGCAATTAAACAGCTAAACGCGGAATCAAAAAACATTAACATGGATCCCCGGAAAAACGCTAGTGGCGTTGTAGAATCTGGTGGTGTTAAAGTAAGAGCAGTTACAGGTGATGATAGTTCGAAATTAAAAATCAAACTAAAACAATAATTTAAAAAAAAATTAAAATGGCTACAATTGCTAATTTAAACACTCCTGCGGAGTTTTCTCCGTATGCACAAAAAGTTGCTTTATCTAGCAACTACTTAAACTTCCACGGAGCTGGAGGTGCTAACTGGTCACAACAATACCTTCCAGAGCTATATGAAGCTGAAGTAGAGCGTTACGGAAATCGTTCTATTTCTTCTTTCCTACGTATGGTAGGTGCTGAAATGCCAATGTCTTCTGATCAAGTTATTTGGTCTGAGCAAGGACGTCTTCACATCCACTATTCTGGAACAGTTACTACTGCTGCTTCAGGTATCGTTAACATCGGAGCTGGTCACGTTGTACGCGTTGGTCAAACTGTAGTTATCGAGGATGCTAACGGAAACGTTGTTAAAGGTTATGTATCTGCTATTGACTCTGATGAGGCTACTATTCTTCCTTACTCTGCTGCTACTTTAGCTGCTGCTGGATTTGCTGATGGTGAAGCTATCAAGCTTTTCGTATTCGGTTCTGAATTCAAGAAAGGAACTAACGGAATGTCTGGTTCTGTTGAGCCAACTTTCGAGTCTTTCACTAACTCACCTATCATTATTAAAGACAAATTTGAGGTTTCAGGTTCTGATGCTTCTCAAATTGGATGGGTTGAAGTAACTGGTGAAGACGGACAATCAGGTTACCTATGGTACCTAAAAGCTTTAGGTGATACTCGTACTCGTTACGAAGACTACCTAGAAATGACTATGGTAGAAGCTGAAAAAGCTGCTACTGGATCAGGAGCTGAAGGTGCTGGACTTAAAGGTACTGACGGTCTATTCAAGCAAATTGAGAACAGAGGTATCACTGCTGATAACGTATTTGATGCTGCTGGCGATCTTATTGCTGACTTTGATACTCTATTAGCTGAGCTTGACAAGCAAGGTGCTATTGAAGAAAACATGCTTTTCTTAAACCGTGCTTCAAACCTAGTATTTGACGATGCTCTTGCTAATGTATCTGTAGGATCACAAGGTGGTACTGCTTACGGTGTATTCTCTAACTCAGAGGATATGGCGCTTAACTTAGGATTCAGTGGTTTCCGCAGAGGTTCTTATGACTTCTACAAAACTGACTGGAAATATCTTAACGATTACGCAACTCGCGGTCAAATCTCTGGTGTAAAAGGTCTATTAGTACCTGCTGGAACTTCAACTGTTTATGACCAAACTCTTGGTAAAAACATTAAGCGTCCATTCTTACACGTACGTTACCGTGCATCTGAAGCTGACAACCGTCGCATGAAGTCTTGGGTTACTGGTTCAATCGGTGCTCAAACTAGCGATCTTGACGCAATGGAAGTACACTTCCTATCAGAAAGATGTTTAGTAGTTCAAGGAGCGAACAACTTTATCCTTTTTGAGTAATACTTAATGTAAGACTACCCTCGTTATAACAACGGGGGTAACTCTTACTCTTTTTAATTATTTATATCATATTATATCATGGCAACAAGAAAAAAAGCTGTAGCTGAAAAACCAGCTGCATGGGAAATTAAAGATAGAAACTATTATCTATTAGGGAATAAAACACCTATTGTACATAAACTAAGAAGTAAAAACATCTTCTGGTTTGATGAAGAAAAAGGGCTTGAAAGAGAGCTAAAATTTACAACTAATCAGCAAACAGTATTTGTTGATGAATTTAAAGGCGAAGCAAGACTTGGCCATATTGTATTTAGAGACGGTGCTTTGTTTGTTCCAAGAGAAAAACAAACATTGCAAAAGCTATTATCGCTTTATCATCCTGACCTAGAAAAAAAATATGCAGAATTTAATCCAGAAGCGGAAGCGGTTGATGAATTAGATATTATTCAACTTGAAATTGACGCTTTAATGGCTGCACAAAACTTAGACATCGAACATGCTGAAGCAATTGTGCGTGTTAATGTAGGTTCTAAGGTGTCTGAAATGACTTCTAGCGAGCTTAAAAGAGATTTATTAGTATTCGCTAAGCGTGATCCAGAATTGTTCTTAGAATTGGCTAATGATGAAAACATTCAAGTTCGTAATGTGGGAATCAAAGCTGTAGAAAATGGAATTATTAAACTAGCGGCAGACCAAAGAACTTTTTCTTGGGCTAGTAATGGGCGAAAGCTATTAACCGTGCCGTTTGATGAAAATCCGTATTCAGCATTAGCATCATGGTTCAAAACCGATGAGGGTGTAGAAGTTTACCAAACTATTGAAAAGAAATTAAAATAGATATATAACCCGGGGGCCTTCGGGCCTCCATTTTTTTAACAATTAAAATAATTCATCATGCCGGATCCAACTAGCAAAAATTGGGAAAAATTTCAAAAATCTGGATTAACTAAACAAAGCACAAAGGTTACTAAAGGCAACACTACTGTTAGTGTTACATTTTCAAAACCAGCTAAAAAGTCTAGTGCCCCAGCTAAAAAAACAGCAACACCTGCTAAAAAGCAAACTAGCGCAAGAAAAATGACTGTTAGTAATGGAGCAAGCACTACTACAAAGGGGACCACAGCCGGATATAAAAAGGCGTCAACACCTAGCGGTGCAAAAGCTTCAAAAAAGACGACAACCACAACAACAGCTACAAAAAAATCAGACAGAGCTACTAGAAAAACTGATAAGTTAAGAAGCAAAGGGCAAGAAGCTCTAGCGTCTGGAAACTTAAAGAAAGCTAAAAGACTAAGCGATAGAAGCAGAAGAACTGCAAAAAGAGCTATCAAGTCTAGAAAATAATACAAAGTAACAAATGGCTATAAACGTAAATAAGGTATACAGAACAGTATTATCTATATTGAACAAAGAACAACGCGGTTATCTAACACCAGACCAGTTTAACAGGCTAGGCCGGCAAGTTCAATTAGAGCTGTTGGAAAAGTCTTTTTATGATTATAACCGAGCGCTTACAAAAAGAAATTTTCAAGGAATAAGTAGTGAATATGGAGACATTGCTCAGAATATTAAAGAAAAGTTGGACGTATTCAATTATTCGGAAACTATTGGTGTGGGGCCAGGCGGTTATACACTGTCTGGTATGCCCGTACCATTGTACAGAATACTTCAAGTTACGAGTAATGATCGCTCTACAATATTTGAAGAACTTAAAAAATCAGAAATAGCTTATGTTAACGCTTCTCCGTTGACTAAGCCAACTGATGATTTTCCTGAATATTATCAGGAGGATGGTAAGATACATGTTTTACCTACACCTACGATTTCTACTAATGTTATATTAGATTATATAAAGTTACCTGCAGATCCTATTTGGGCTAAAGACGCAACAGTAACAACACATTATGAATATGACAGTGCTAATTCAGTTGATTTTGAATTGCATCCATCTGAAGAGCCTACTCTTATTATAAAAATATTAGCTTATGCTGGTGTTATTATAAAAGATCCGCTAGTTATTCAAACAGCCCAAGGAGAAGAAGCAAAACAATTTAACCAAGAAAACGCTTAATAAATGGGATTATTAACCGGTACAGATAGAGATTATTACGCAGGCTCGGAGCAGTTTGTAGCAGATGCAGGACAAACAATTTTCACAATATCCGGTTTCGTGGGTAGTATTGCTGGTGTAGAAGACGTATATGTTTATATTAATAATGCTCTTTTAGATAGTACACAATATTCATGGTCATCACCAAATATTGTGCTGGACCTTGGAGCTAATGAAAATGACGAAATACTAGTTGTTCTTAAAAACCATAGGTATGGCGATTATAGATATATATCATTAAAAGATATAGTAAGCAATTTCATGCTTTCGTATATCGGAGACGGTAAAATTATCAATAGAGCAAATAGAAGAGATGTATTGTTTCATGCAAAAAGAGCAATACAGGAGTTTTCTTATGATATACTGCGTGTAGAAAAAATACAAGAAGTTGAGGTTGGAAATAGCTTATCTATTCCTATGCCGCGTGATTATGTAAACTATGTATCCGTATCGTATGTTGATGAAAGCGGTATTGAAAGAAATATACCTTATGGTAGAATAACATCTAAACCTTCAGAAGCAATTGCTCAAGATGATGATGCTAATTACCAATTTGATGGCAATGATATTATTACAACGTCACCTATAACTGATGAAAGATTTAAAAACTTAAATCAAAACGACGTATCTAGTTTATATAACACTACAGATGAGTTTTACAATACTGATTATATAAACGAAAAAATTCTTGAAAACGGAAAGCGTTACGGTTCGGAACCTGAGCTCATGAATAAAAATGGCATGTTTCTTATTGATGAGTATAATGGTACAATTAATTTTTCAAGTAATCTAGCTGGATATATAGTTACAATTAAATATATTTCTGACGGTCTTGGCACTGATGCAGAAATGAAAATACATAAACTAGCAGAAGAAGCGGTATATAAGACGATGGCGTTCAATATACTTTCTGCAATGACCGCTGTTCCTGAATATGTAGTAAACAGATTTAGAAAAGATAGAAGAGCAGCGCAAAGAAATGCTAAATTAAGAATTCAAAACCTTAAAATAGCCGAGTTGTCTAATGTAATGAGAGGCAAGTCTAAACAAATTAAACATTAATTAAATGCCGGAAATCAAAAACACCTTCCTAGCCGGGAAGATGAATAAAAGTATTGATGACCGATTATTACCAGAAGGTGAATATCGAGATGCATTAAATGTTCAAATTACAAAAAACGAAGGTAATGGCTCAGATATAGGAGCATTGCATAACGTAAAAAGTAACAAACTTGTAGAAAATGCACCTCTTGGCTTGTCATCAACGTACGAAGTCATAGGTGCTTTTTTTGATGATAAAAGTAACACTATATATTATTTTGTAACAAATAGTTCTACAAGTCACAGAATATACAAATACACACCAGGCACCGTTCCTGTAATTATAGTGAGTGGTAGCTGGTTAAAATTTGATAAAGAATATCCTATAACAGGTGTAAACATATTAGAAAACTTTTTGTTTTGGACGGACAATTTAAATCAGCCAAGACGAATAGATTTAACTAAAGCTAATAATTCATATTATGACTCAGAAGAAAAGGTATCTGTAGTCAAATATGCGCCTTATATGCCTCCTCGCATTCATGCAATGAACAACAATCAAGCTATACTTTCAAGAGAAATAGAAGAAAAGTTTGTTCGCTTTGCGTATAGATATAAATTTGACGATAATACATACTCTTTAATATCACCATTCAGTACTGTTGCTTTTGAACCAAAAGACGGTGATATTGATAATAGCGGTAATGTATCTTTAGACGATGAAGATAAAATCCATACCACATCAGAATTTGTAGGTATGATTAATGGTATTAATGAAGTAGAACTAAAGATTGATGTGCCCGCTGATTTAAATATTACTCACGTTGATATATTATACAAAGAAACTGATTCGCCTGCAATACGTATATTAAATACAAAAAAATATGCAGATGTTGTATCAAACGAATTAACTTATATATACAAGTCAGAATTACCTAAATCAACATTACCTGAAAGACAACTTACTAGAGTATTTGATAACGCTCCTGTAAAAGCATTAGCTCAAGAAATTGTGAGCAACAGATTGATTTATGGCAATATTACTTTAGGTCATGATATTGACGATAACATTTGTGATTACGAAATATCTTATGGGCCAAAAGAAAACACTACACTTTCAAGACATTCAATAAAGCAAAGAAGAACTTATGAGGTTGGAATTATATTCAGCGACAAGTTTGGTAGAACTTCACCTGTGATATTGTCTGACACAAGCACAATACATGTTGAAGCTAAGGATTCTTCTTTTGATAGTACTAATTTTATAGGCGATGCGTTAAAAATTATATTCAAACCTGTTGAGCCGGGTATTGGTATAAAAAACGCTTATCACCCAACAACTAATCCTTTGGGTTGGTATTCATATAAAATTGTTATTAAACAATCAGAACAAGAGTATTATAATGTATATACAAGTGGCGTTTTAAATTATAATTCAGATTATATTGAATTAATTAATGACAACGTAAATAAAGTACCAAGAGATAGCGCTAATTATAATTTAGAAAATGATAGAGTAGCCTCTTCTGACGTTAAGCTATATCCTAAAGTACTAAATGAATATTTTGATTTTAATCACGGTGGCGATTATGCAAAGTCATTAAATTCAAACGGCGAATTAATAAGCGTAAATGCTATTGCGATACCTGTTGATTTAGGCTTAAAAACAGATACTACAAGTATTATTTATAAAATGCCTAATGCTGCAGATAATCCACTTATGGCCAGATTGTCTACTAAAAATTTAGGCGTAACTGCGAATAGTTTTTACGGCAAGCTTGCTGTTTTTGAAACAGAGCCTACGCGATCATCTTTGGATATATACTATGAAACTCCTACATGCGGACTAGTGTCCGAAATCAATGATAATATTAACAGTATTACTTTAACTGAATTTAGTTTAGATGACGCTAATAGCGCTAATAAAACCGCTGGTTTTTTAGAATCATCAAAATTAAATGAAGTTGTAGCTAGCTTATACGGGTTTGACGCTTCTGATGATTTAATAAGCTCAGGTGTTAGTTTTGCATTTTCTACTACTAATAATGAATTTAACTTAGTATACAACGCGTCAGAAAACATATATCAAATAACAACTAAAACAGGCTTTGCTTATGATAGTGCCACGCCTGCTAATAATGCGAAATCATTTGATATCATTGCCACTTATGCCGGAACTTCTATTACTAGAACAATAACATTAAATATAGAAAATGCCGATCCTACAATAGATTTTGTTGAAACGGCTATTACAATGCCTACTGATCAAGCAGCGAGCACTACAGTTGCGATTGCTAATTTTAATGTTACAGACGGCTCACTTTCTGGCTCTAGCGGTGTTACAGCAGTAACAGTGTTAAGTGAAATACATTACAATGCAGACGGAACTGTAGAAGATGCTAATGGTTCTGGATTTGCAGTATCATATACACCGGGAGCTCAATCCGGTTATATTTACTTAAACAGTAACCAACATTTAACAAATCACGTTACCGGCGATTATCAGATAATCACACTCCAGGTTTCAGATGGTACTAACACAAGTACTGATAGTATAACTATAAATCTAACAACTAGCGGCGTAGTGGGTAGCGGCGATGCAGGAGCTACAATACAATATTATAAAGCAGCATGGTCTGCTTTTGATAGTGCTTCTCAGGCTTGTGCTGCAAGTACACAGTTATCCGTTTGGGAATCAATTACGATATTCTACGAAGGAACAAATGAACCTATGGATACTACAAGCCCTGGTGATCTTTACACAGATAGAAACCTTACAACACTTGCTTCTTCTGGGTGGTATAAATCAACAGCAGGAACAGTTGGTAAATGGCTAGAGGGCAATGGCTCGGGAGCCTGGGTAGTTGGACCAACATCATGTACACAATAAATAAATTAGAATGGCTTACGTAAAAGAAATAGAATACTTTAACTGTTTTATACTGAAGGGCAATTCTGGCTACGATAACTATCATGTTGAAGAGTCAAGAATAAAGGGTGGTTATAATGAACCATTTGTAGATTATGGTGTACGTGCTCATATTACCGATGAAACATACGGTAGACAAATAAGAGAAAACGCTATGATTTACTCTGGCATATTTAATAATAGAACAGGCGTAAATAACACAAACGAGTTTTCAATAGGCGAAAACATCACTAAAGCGGTAGACATACAAGACGGAAGTATACAGAAATTATTCGCAGAAGACACCAACCTTAATATATTCCAGGAAGAAAAAGTATCAAGAGCTTTAATTGACAAAAACGCTATTTATACTGCAGAAGGAAGTGCTATCACAGCTTCTGGTATGGAAGTTATAGGTCAGGTTATTTCTTATGGCGGCAACTACGGTATTGGTAAAAACCCTGAAAGCTTTGCTTATTTTGCAGGCAGAAAGTATTTTGTAGATAAGCCAAAAGGTGCTGTGCTTAGATTGTCACGAGATGGTATTACAGAGATATCTAATTACGGTATGGGCAGTTATTTTAGAGACATTATAACTTCCGCTGATAAAGTAATTGGTATGTGGGATATGCATAATAAAGATTATATTCTTTCTATGCAAGGAGACAATATAACAGATACTACAATTGCATTTGATGAAAATGTAAACGGCTGGACATCAAGGTTTAGTTACATGCCTCAATTAGGAGGTAGCTTAGATGCTAAGTTTTATACTTTTAATAATTGTGAC